CGGTTTCTAATTAAAACAATTAGACATGACTTTAATGTATTAGCTGACCCAGCGCAACATATAATGTCTATGAATTTAGTGAAAGATTCTTTAGAAGAACAAATAACTGCACCTGATGATAATTATGAACCATCTGCTAAAGATGGTGCTATTATTAAAGAATATCAGTATGCGTAATTAAATAAGGAGAATAGATCATTAAAAAAAACTCTAGTTCAATATCCAAAAAATCAAATCTGAAAAAGGGAACCAAAACAATGGCTAGAACTAAGAATAGACTCAAGAAAATGAATTTCCAAAAACAATCCCGTGCCAAATCATTTGAATATGAACCACTTTCTGATAATGATAAATATATTATACGACTAGCAGGATATAGAAAAGAGTTACGAAATAGGACAACCAATGAAGACATTTCACGAATTACAGGAAGGGGTCTACGATCCCAACATATTTAAAGCGTTCTTCCTAGCTGGTGGACCTGGCAGCGGTAAGTCATACGTTGTCAGGAAAACCACTGGTGGTACTGGACTTAAATCAGTCAACTCTGATGAGGCATTTGAACTTCTGCTGACAAAGGCTGGACTATCTCTAAAAATGCCTCCAGAAGAATTTGACCGTAAAGAGGTACAACGAGCTAGAGCAAAAGAACTAACTAGGGCAAAACAAAAAAACTATCTTGAGGGACGCCTTGGACTTGTCATAGATGGTACAGGTAAAGATGTAGATAAGATATTAGCACAGAAAGCTGGTCTTGAAGAGCTCGGGTATGACACATATATGATTTTTGTGAATACTTCTCTAGATGTTGCATTAAAACGCAATGCAGAACGTCCTCGGCGAGTTGCAGAACCAATAGTGGTCAAATCTTGGAAAGATGTTCAGGCAAACATAGGTAAGTTCAGCAACATGTTTCGGGCTGGATTTATCGTAGTTGATAACAACAATGCCGGTGAGGATGTCTTCACTGACGTATGGAAACGAGTAAAAGGCCTGCTCCGTAAGAAGGTGCAGAATACCAGAGCAACGAACTGGATGGCCGCAGAACTCGCTAGGAAGAAACGATAACTGTTGCAAATATGTCACACTTTTCCTAAATATCCAATAAAACGACATCCAGCCCCATTATTCATTAGACTTTTCCTATTTCATATGGTAGCATAAGGTATAGTCAGAAATAAGGAAATAGACATGACCAAGAAAGAATTTATGGAAGACCTTTGGGGTGCTGAAGGTGATTTCATTGATACGCCCCTTGGTAGGGGTCGCATTGAGAATGTCCGTTGCAAGTTTGGAACGGATTTAGAAGCAATGGTCAAAATCCCCGGCATCGACGGTTTTACCCTGTTCAGTGGTGAAGAGCTCTTTGCAGAAGATGCGCGATGATCCTGACCCTTAAAGGTATCACCAGACACGGAAAAAACCGTGTCCATGAACATGGCGACCAGTGGGAAGTCTTAGACTTGCCGCCAGGTGTGATAAAAATGTCACGCCCCCCAAGATTACCTCCTATTCAGTCTTTGAAAACGGATGCATGGCGATGGCTGGATGACAGAAATTTTTCTTGGACTCCAGAAGTATTTTAGAACTTTTTTCAAGTATCCTTATATATCAATGACTTACGAATAGCGATTTTAGTTGACAAACCCTGTTCTATATGGTAATATTAGGTATAAGTTAGAGAAAAGGTTTTGTGATGATCGAAGTTGGTTATGAATTAGAAATGGGTGTAGATGCCCCTAGTTCTACAATCAGGGGTGCTGTGAAGGCAATCTTTCCCGAAATTGTTGATCGCAACAGTTTCAGAGCGCGAGATAAATTCACCATAACAAGTGATCCTTCAGTTGGAACAAATAGGGACAATCCAGATGTGGAGATTGTTACACCTGTTTGGCCCCTGAAAAATGGTCTGAAGGCGATAGATAAATTATTCACTCTGATGGAACTCATGAATGCTCAAACAAATGAGTCATGCGGCCTCCATATCAATCTGGGTTTCTCTCGAAAGAATGAAACCAAGAAGATTGATGAGGCAAAACTAGTTCTACTTGTGGATGAACAGAAGTGGTTGAAGGCCTTCAAACGCACTCAAAACGAATTTGTTGAACCCATGAAGAAGGGTCTGACCCTGAGAAAGAATGATTCTCAGGATAAGGTATTTACCAAACTCAAGGACAAGATTGAAGATAAGGCCAAGTACGATTCAATCAATATGTCGAAATTGAATATCGAAAAGGGTACTGGATGGATTGAGTTTCGTATCGTCGGTGGAAAGAACTACCACAAACGGCGTAAAGAAGTCAAGACGGCCATTCTCCACTTCGCTGAGAGTTTGCAGGCCTCCACTAATACCACTGATAAGAAGAACAAACTAACTCGTAATATCAACGCTTTAAAGAAAAAACCCTGGCGCGTTCCGCGTGCTCAGAGGTCTTGGTAAGATAAATCCTTTAGAATCAATGACTTATCATTTTTTTCAAAAATCCTTTAGAATCAGTGCCTTAAAGGTGGCGATTTTACTTGACAAATCCTATAGGATATGGTAATATATAGACATGATGGAAATGAAAGAGAACGTGATGACCAAGATTGATTTCATTACTGCCGCTGGTGGTGGTATTAGAATGTATGCTGGTGACGGCCTCAAGGGTTGGGGTGGAACTGCCAAGGGTATTGCTTATACTCTGAGAACGGTTGGACTCGCTGACTGTGTGATGGGTTCCAGCACGATGGATTTTGCCTCTGAAGAGGGGTTTGAGAATGATGGTGATGCCCGTGAGTTGTGGGATGAGGCCATTGGGATTTACAATTGGGAAGTGAATGGAGTTGCGTCATGACGGTTTATGTAACTAAGACTGCGAATACGGTTGCTGGTGGTATTGCTCATATGATTGAGGCCGCTAATGAGGACTATGGTGCGTTCATGCCTCCGACTGATGAAGTTCGGAAGAAAATGTGTGCTGAGTTTGTCGATGAGTGGGTTGTTCGGCCTGGTTCCAAGTACATCAGGATTCTACGGGATAATGGTGGTTCTGCTTGGGGATTTGTTGTCAATATTGATACTGACAAGAAGTTCAAGAAGGGCGACATTTTGATGTGTGCTGGTTATAAAGCTCCTGCTCGGAACGCTGCTCGGGGCAATGTTCTTGAGGGTAACTATCCTATCAACTGGACAGGGCCTGTGTATCTCAAATGAAAAACGTGAAAGTGAAGACGAAGGAATCTCTGACAAATGCTCTGCTGAGTAAACTTAGGACTGAAACCGTTGCAGTAATTCATTCTGCATATGAGGATTCGCCGAGGACAGTAGCACTTGTCAACGTAAATAAATCGTGGAGTACAAAAAAGAAGTTGGAAAGGGCATTTATGCTGACCAACTCAATTGAAGATGCTTGGTATACGAGAGATGAACTTGTTTATATCGGGCCGGAGAGTTCATGTCGTAGCACTAGTGTTGGTGATATGGCACGACTTGAGAATGGTAAGAAATTCAAGTGTGAAAACACTGGATGGGTAGAACTTGGTATGGATGAAAGGTGTTTGGGTTAATGTATAAGGTTATAAACATATATTGTGGGAGAATACAATGAAAAAAATATTAATTGGATGTGCAGTAGCAATAACAGTAGCAACGATGATGCTTACTCCTACTGCATCAAAAGCGGATAGCGATTGGGTTGGCCCTCTTGTTGTTGGTACAATCTTTGGTGTTATAATTGGTAATTCTAATCATGGCCATACGCAAGTGATTATTGAGGATCGCAGGCCTGATCATCATCACCACCGGCGCGATCAGCGGCGTCATCAGAGGTATGAGTACGTTGAAGTTTGTAAGGCTTGGCCGTATGTCCGGCGGGACCATCACGGTGATTATTATACTGTAATGCGTGATGAGTGTCGGATAGTTAAAAGAAGTGTTTGGTAAATGGTGCAATTCGAAGTAGATAAGATGAACCAACGGATAGCACTAGCGTACGCCACAAATGAAACGGTTAAATCTGAATGGGGTAAAAATTATTGGAATACTGTCTTGGCGTATTTACTACGTCAAGCAAATCGTCTAAACTAAATAGTGATATGGTAACATTAACAGAGAGAGCTAGAGACTATTTAAAGTCTGTTTCAAATGGCGATTATGTATCCCTCGGCGTAAAGGGCGGGGGATGTTCTGGATTCCAATACATTTGGGATCACGCTAAAAATTGGCCAAATGTAAAATGGTCTGACCCTATTGATGATGTATTGGTTATTGACCCTACGGCAGAATTGTATATATTAGGTAGTACGATAGACTATGTAGAAGAGCTTGGTGGGTCATTTTTATCAATAAAAAATCCCATGCAAACAAGTTCATGTGGATGTGGAGAGAGCTTCGGTGTATGAATATAGTTGCAAGATTGTAAGAGTTGTTGATGGTGATACGGTTGATGTAGATATTGATCTTGGCTTTGGTGTATGGATGCATAAGGAGCGGATACGTCTTCATGGCATAGACACACCAGAGAGCAGAACAAGAGACTTAGAGGAAAAGAAATATGGCTTACTTGCAAAGGAGCAAATAAGGTTTTTCTTGCCCGAAGGGTCAATGCAAACTCTGGTAACAGTAAGGGATAAAGCGGGTAAATACGGCCGAATATTAGGTAAGTTTAAAATATTCGATAGCAAAAATGACTGTGAAACAACCATAAATGATTGGATGATTCAAGAACATCACGCAGCACCATATTTCGGACAAAGCAAGGAAGAGATTGCACAAATCCATCTTGATAACCGAAGTAAAGTGAAAGATATTACCTACATGATTGAGAAGTCAAAATGAACAACATTAAAGACAACTATACATTTGTATCTCAAAAGGGTGATACATGGGCGAATGTATGTATTGCTGAGGGTAAATTCAAGGACGTTATCTATAACTATGGTAAAGTTTCTATCAATGATAAAGAAGAAAATGACGATGGTTCCTTGCCTTTTCGGTTTGAATATACTATAATAGATAATGCACTACTGAAACGTGAAGAGTTTGGAGAAGAGTTTTTTACGTTGATTGGTGATATACTGGTAGATATTATAGATGACCAATTAAAGGAAGATAATCTTGAACTCACTAACGGCAAATACCCAAAATAATATGTCACAGACAATAGAACGAACAGCTCTTACTCAACTTATAACCAACGAGCAATATGCTCGTAAGGTGTTACCCTTTATTAAGGGTGATTATTTTGCGGATAAAACAGATCGTATAGTTTTTGAAGAGATTACCAAGTTCGTTGATAAGTATAATAAGATACCTACACAGACCTCGTTGGAGATAGAGGTATCGGGGAGAAAAGATTTAAACGAGGAAGAGTTTAAAAAGATTGTTGCAGTCATTCAAACATTGGAATCAACTGATGTGGATTTTGACTGGCTAGTAAATACAACAGAACAATTTTGTAAAGATAAGGCGGTGTACAATGCAATTGTGGAAGGCATATCAATCATTGATGGAAAGGATAAACAGAGAGGTCCAGATGCTATACCTAGCATTCTTACAGACGCCCTTGCTGTTGGTTTTGATAATCGTGTTGGTCATGATTACCTTGATGATGCCGATGACAGATTTGACTTTTATCACACGGTAGAAGAGAAGATTCCGTTTGATCTGGAATTCTTCAATCGTATAACCAAGGGAGGATTACCACCCAAGACGTTGAATATCGCACTCGCTGGTACAGGTGTGGGTAAGAGTTTGTTCATGTGTCATGTGGCAGCAAACTGCTTATCTATGGGTAAGAACGTGCTTTATATCACCTTAGAGATGTCCGAGGAACGTATTGCGGAAAGAATAGATGCAAACCTCATGAATATTTCTATGGAAGACTTACATGATCTACCCAAGCAGATGTACGACAACAAGATCGCTAAGATCATTAAATCTACATCAGGTAAGCTCATCGTCAAGGAATATCCAACTGCATCCGCACACTCTGGGCATTTTCGTGGTCTAATTAAGGAACTGGCAATCAAGAAATCGTTTAAACCAGACATCATTTTTATAGACTATTTGAATATATGTGCATCAACCCG